ATTTCATCAGCAATATTCTCAATTTCATATTGCTTATAGTCAAAATGTCCACCTGACATAACTATTCTCCTAGTGTTTCTGGACTGTAATCAATATAATATCCATCCTCATCTTTATAAATGTGAGCATCGTCATCATCAATAGTGACATTCATATCGTAATGAAAAATACCATAATCGGTGTAGGTGTTGTCTTCATTGGTTACTCTTAGGAACATATTACCAAATGATGCTCGACACAATACTCCTCTGAGCCCCTTTGCTGATTTTATATATTCTTTACTCATGTTTTATATAACCACTCACAAATCTCTATCCTTCATAATACGATCAATCACAAAAATTGATCGTATGGATATAATAACAAATAATAAAATAAAAATCTCTGGCAACATGATGTGAGAAATGACATCTCTAAATAAATATGTATATTTTTCCATATTAAGTATTTTCAATATATTGTCTAACATCAGCAAGTTTCAGGGTCCCATTTGAAGACATTGAAACATTGGCAAGAGAAGCAGTATTTGAAAGTTTCAAAATACTACCAGAAGAACTACTAATGCTGATTTGACTTTCAATTGGAGGGACATCTTTCCATACTCCAGGTTCATTTAATGTTTGATATTGTAATGTTGATTTTTGGGCAACGGTTGCTGGCATTGCTCGTTGATCTGCGGAATTAATGGAAGTATTAGAAATTCCAGTATTCGCAGTTTTTGTATTTGCGACTCCAAGATTGTTAGTATTGGCAAGATTTGATGTTTGCGTTGAAGATGGGGTTGGAAGAACTACCGTTACTGGCGGTTTATGATTCCATCTTAACGCAATGATACAATCTTTACAAATTCTATTTACAATATCATCTTCAGTAACATAATCCGCCATATCATCATCTCCTTTATATCAAAACAACGCAGATACAATCAAATAAGAAAACCCAAGCAATCCAAGCATAACTATATTAATACCAACAATAAGCAACAATACTCCTGGTGCGGTTTCCAACATTCTACCCAATTTTATTTTAATTTCCCTTTTCATAAACACCCCCTAAAGAAAGTATTTATATAGTTTATACCATTTTTTTAAACTTTTCTTCCAGCGGTAGCAATTTCTTCGTTGCGAAGGACTTGATATCCTCCCTTATTATAAGCAATTGCTACTGTATAATTTTTGGAAACTTCTTTCTTATAATCATCATTCTTTCTGGTGGCAATATGATTTGAAGTCACTGAAGCAAATTTTCTACAATCATTCGCCCAATTAGGAATATCAATACCTTTATATTTTGCCTTGGTATCCTTAATTAGTTTTGTTTTACCATAGATATAATTAAGGTATTGCTCCTCATTCATCTTTGGTTCGCCAATTCTTGAACGCAGACGATTAAAGTCCTGCATTGCGAGTAAGTCTTTTTTAGTCAGATTCATTGTGGAGTTCTTGGATAACTAATTCAACAAAGGATTCAAGTTCATCATAATAAAACATATACAACAGACTTCCTGGAACAAAAGATCCATTTTTATCTTCTGTAATTGTAGTTTCTTCAAGAGCACCCGCTTTGATTGCGAGTTCAATCAGGCGATCTTTTGTCAAAGTTACCTCCAAGTTCTATGCTTTTCAGCAATATGTTCCGCACCGTCATATTCTTCAATTTCCCATTCAACATCATCTGGAATCTCCACAACCTTTAATGCCGAAAGTCCACCATTAGCAGTATCGCCCATTTCTTCTACTACTTGAATCAAATATGGGTCGTCCCTGTCAATATGCCATTCACATTTTTGATTACCACCAGAGAGTTCATTGTAATAATCAAATGCTTTTTGAGATAACCCAAAACCACCATAGACTGTATTAATTACAAGTTTCATTTTTCTACCTAGACTCAAGCACATCAAGGGATTTATTGATATCATCAAAGGTACGAAGAATATTTTCGTAAGACTTTTTATTGGAGTCTTCCAATTCTAAAAGGATTTTTGTCTGCTCATCAATTTTCTTTTGGCGTTCATTATTGAAGTAGAAATTTGTCCCCATTACAATAATAAAGACAACAATAAAAACAATATCAAATTTTTTCATAAAATAGACCTAAAGAGTTGACTGATGGGAACAGTATATCTCAAAGAAGACTAGAAGTCAAGAAAAATCTTAATCTTTTTGTTTGTTGATTAGTTTAAATAGTTTTAAACTTAATATGAAGTTTTCAAGAACCAGCGAAACATTTGCTGCTAACATTGCAACTTGTCTATCTTCATCATCAAGAGTGGAATATCTATCAAGAAGTTCCAAACAAACTAATTTTAAATATTCATTTTCATCAATTTGTAGGTCGGAAATATCAACTGGATATCCATTTAATGCTTCTTTTGTTAAATCAAAAAGAAGTTCTGGGGTTATATCTTTAAATTTCATGATTTTAGTTTAATTGCTACACCATGACCAGTTGCGATTGTTGCTAACGCAATTCCTAATTCAGCAATTCCAACCACTCCTCCGGTAACAATTACTGCTCCTGCTACAATACAAACTACAGTAAAACTTGCACCCCAAGCAACCCGCCCCATACAAAATGTCTCATTATCCGCCTCGGTAAAAATCTCTTTTGCTACTTTTCTCATATTTCCCCCACTATTATTAACTAAATTCCCAACCATCATCAATATTATGAATAGAGTCTAGTTTCGTTTCTTTAGACCAATCGTTCAGATAATCATTATCTTCATCAAAAATCTCAATGAATTCATCCTCATTTACAGTTCTAACATGAGATATAATTTCACCCAAATGATATTGACTCATCTCAGCATCAATTTTACCAGACTCAAAAAAATTTACCGCTAGATCTTTATCATCAGTTCTAACAACATATCTGATTCTAAACATTGAAATCGTTTCAATAATTTGAATTTGTTTATCACTCATCAGTTTTCCTCAAAATAAGACTATCGTTAATAATTTCCCAGTACATAAAATCATTTTCTACTAAATCAAGTTCTTCACAAATTTCTTCTGGAATTTGAATAAAGGCATTTCCATCAAAATCAAAGTTAACTGGAACTACATATTTTTTGCTCATCTAATATACCCTCTATCATTGGAATACATTTACAACATTGATTGGCAATGTCACAATTTTGTTGTAACTCTTTTAATTCAATGTTCGGATATTCATCAACAATGTCCCTAAATTCTTTTAACGTAACTCCAGAGCAGATACAAACGTACATGTCAGTTTGGTAATAAATTTTCTGGGTTTCTACTAACAGATCTTAGATATTGTTGATTTTCTTCTATTTGTCCGTGACTGTAATATTCTCTATTACAGTTTTGACATTTGGTAAATTTTGTCTTCAATGGGTATCTTTTACTTTCAAATTCAAAATACCCATCATAGACAATTTCCGACACATCACTCGATCCACAACCAGAACATAAATCTAGATTCATCTATAATCTCTACACTCTTTATATTTTTTATCGTCAACTCTAGCAACTTCACCAGTGTCATCAATAGAAATTATTCCCTCTTCTTCAAGGGTATACATTGCGTTATCCCATCCCCTACGAAGACCATTTCTATAACAATAAAACCCATAACAAACTCCGGCAATTACAATAGTAATAAAAAACTCAATTGTTTCTAGGCTAATGTAAAATTCCATACTTTGCTCCCTCGTTTTTTAATTGTTACTCCTACTATTTATTTTTTTAGAGATTTCTGGATATTTTTCATATTCATATCTAAAATAATCAATTACATTTTGAATTATATTTCTATCCATTCCAACAGATACCGCAATCTCCCTATCGGTATATCCTTCTTGAATTAGATTTTCAATGTCAACCGCAATTGCTTGTAAAATTCCCATTATTGCCTCAGTTAAGTGAAATTACCTTATTATGAATCATTTCCAATTCTTCTGGAGTATTGGAAATCCTTGCTTCAACGGATAAAGTGTGTAGAACTTTATTTCGCATTGATTCTTTACCAACATGATATGCTGTAATCCCTACAGTAGAGAGGATCATTACCATAATTAGATAGTATATCCATTCCCCATCATTGTTCATATTGGTTTAAACTTGTGTAATTTGCTTCTTCAACCGCAATTCGTGCAGATGTTTTATTAATGTATGTTCCTAACAATTTATAATTATAAACTGCGTTATATGTATCAGCAATAGTATTGTGAGTTATGTTTCCTAAAATCTTTCCCTTTCCGTTACAGAAGTATTCCTGAGGAAATCTATCATGCCAAGAAAATTGACTTTCCAATTCCCGATAACCAAATATATCATTCTGTTCCATTCTTTCACCATAAATTTTATTTAAACAAACTTGACAATCTGTTAATGAATTCATTTGTCACTCATCTTTGATGTATGAGATTATAGTATATCCGAAAGTTGAAAATTAGTCAAGGTTTTTCTTGGACGTGGAGGAAAACCTCGAAACCCCCTCCACTACTCCCAAGGCGCGAGAGTGTGAGATTATTTTATTATTTATATGTGTTTGAAATATCCATAATATAGAGCCAATCCTCCAACATACATGAATGCGATGCGAGTCCATTTTATTCTACCATTCCAATAACTAGATAGGGCAACGGTTGAAATTCCCATCATATAAGAAAATAGATTAAATGTTTCTGGACTTATTGAGAAAAAAATTGGATCTTTCATATTATAGATTTAAAATAAAGTGGTGGGTTATTCTTGTGATAAGGTCAACCCACCAAAACCTCACCTAACTCAAGCGGCTAGGGCAAATGTTTCCATATTTGCATTTATTTTATTTATCTTCTACGACCAGGTTACCCCCAATCCTACGGCTTCCGATACTTGCCGATTCTCCATAGTCCCTGATTTGTGCATCGATTCCAATTCACCCCCATTATAAAACATACTAGCCCCGGAATCACTTATGAGAATCCGCATAATTCCGGTTTAGCGGCTCTCACTAATATGCTTTATGGTGGAGGTGGGGAAGAGTCGAACTTCCCGTCTACTCCAAACTACTTACTACTTCATCGAATTCTTTTACTTCGTATTTGCCTTAGTGAATACTCTATCAAACTTAGCATTTAGATCGGTATGTTCACCCTTAATTGCTTCATGGTCAGAGACAATATTAGAATGCTGTGCTGCATGAACCTGATGTGCTGCTTCTAATGTGGAAACCCTATTCCGTAGAGAATCAACATCCTTGGTTGACGCACAACCAACCATACTAACCATAACCATTGCCAATACAATAAACTTGCTCATATCATTTCTCCTTTAATGTAAATATTCAATCCTATCGAGATATAGAATGCCTCTATTTTCCAACTCATCAATAATGAGTTTCTTCTCTTCTTCCCAAAGATACTCACATTTCAATAATGTGAGAAGATCTTCTGTAGAATATTCTTCGTGTTTTATCATTTTACAATGTGAGTCTTCTTTTGTTTCAAACTCTTTTTTAATATTCTAGAATATAACTTTTGTTGTTTTTGAGTTTTCTTCTTGAAGATTGAGTTAAAGTATTTATCAATTAATTTCTTTGTTTTCATTTCCTATTCCTATGGGTCTTTGCTTCAACCCAAGTTCTTGTTGAACGAAGTCAACAAAACTATTTAGGTGAGTAATTTGATATTTTACTCCATTTTTCAGTTCAACATTTGGTTCTGATGAATGTGAGTTCACAAAATCTTTATCGTAAAGATACCAACAAACCCATTCATAAAGTTCTTCACCAAATAAAACCCTTTGTAGATAATCGCACTGAAGAGCGTGAATAATAGAATATTGATTCTCTGTTACAAATTCAGAAACAGAATAATCAACAACTCGCAAACCATCAAGATATTTTTCTCCAGATTTGTGATCTGATTCCAAACGAGTCATAATTTCTCTAAAATCTTCAATATACATAATTATTCTCCTTATTTAATACCAAGCATAGATTTCAGGCGCTTAACTTCATCAGCAAGCAATACCAAGTCCCAATCATAATCAAATGTTGGGGTGCTGGCAACGAGCATTTCTTCTAACCATGCTGCTCTTTCTAAGATTTCTTCAATGCTTCTATTTTTTGGTTTTGAAAAACAATCTTTCATATTAACACTCTACTTCTTTTTCAATGATAAAATAATCAATATTATTATATTATTTATTTTGAAGAAATGTAAGATAGGTTTCGACATCTTCTTTGTGAGCAAATCCATGACCCATTTCAATCTCTTTTCCAATATTCTTATCTAAAGATACAACAAAATAATCGCCCATAACAGCCTCCATTACTTTTCAATCCATTGAATAATAGTTTTTGTGTGAGTTACAGATTCTTCTTTTTTCATTCGTATAAAATTTTCTGTAATGTCATTGTAACATACTAGCAGTTCGTTGTAAAGAGAATCTCGCAAATTGTCTGATAAAAGATCATAATATTCTTGGAGATTCAACATTGCTAAAATGCTCTCAGCATATTTTGAAGAATCATTTTGAGAGAAATCTTCTAGCAATTCAATTTGATCTTCTGCCAGTCCGTTCATTATAAAACTCCAATTAATCGTCAATCAAATCATCAATAACAAAAACAGGCAACCAGCAAGCCGTCTCATCAAGTTTCCGATTTCGTTTTGGAAACAATAAAGCATCTTTTAACTCTGTAGAAAATCCATATTTTCCAGTAGCATCATCATAAGAAAAATAAAAAGTATCTTCATTATTCCAAATTCCAATACACCATTTTATCATTTTAGTTCTAAAACTGCCGTTGGACTAAAACAAACATATTATTTACTTTTTGTGATTCTATATCACCAGCATCAATACATTTAGTCCGGAATTCTCCAATCCCAAAACTATATTGTAGAATAATTAGAGTTGTTAATAACATACAAAAAATAAAAATTAGAAAATAAAATCTATCACCCATTTAAATTATTTCTCTTATATACAGTACATTCGGTTTTTGATGGATCTTCATCAATGATTCTAGCATTGGTACATTTCCATCCATCTTTAGTAACAAAATTATAGTAGTTATCAACCACTAATGCTGTTGTAGAAATACCAACAATAACACCAAAAAGACAACCAATATAAAAAAGTACATTATCGCTCATTTAAATACCTCGTATTGTTCCTGTGAAACAATTCTATAGATTCCATTTTCAGAAAGTCTTGAAATAGAATTGTCAACTATTTTCCAGTCTTGATAATCACAATCAAAAACTTCAACGTTCAATCCATTCGCCAAAGCAACCAAAATATCATTTTTGTTTTGCTCATTCATCATCATCCTCATCATCCGATTCGCGCAAAACTAGGACTGTTAACATGATGATTAATACAGCAAAGGCAGAACTTACTCCTACCAATCCAGCAAAAGAAATTAGTTCATTATTACCCATTTAAAATATCCAACTGGACAGCATATAAAGAAAAGTCCCAAATAAAATAACCCATTGACAGTATACAAATGTCCCCATTTCTTGTTTATATGGGATACAACAATACGCAAAAGCAAAAGCAAATGTCAAAATAAAAATTGTAATCAACATAATCAAAACTCAAAACATTCAATTGGAACGAACGCAAAGTATTCGTTTGTGATTTCATGGTCAAAAATCTTGATGCGTTCAGCAAACACTTTACCATTATTTAAAATGATATTTCGTCTACGACAAAAAACTTCTGTTCTTAAACGATATGCCTTTTTTCCAGATTCATAAAATTTCCGAAAGGCATATTTTCGCATTTGAGATTGAAAATCCTTTTTTGGATCAAACTTAATGGTATCAAAAATTTCATATCTTGTACCTGCCGTTCCAGGGGTGTCATTTTTACCATAAAGGACAATAAACTTGGACATTTTTACCTCTACTAATAATTTGAATTATAGTTTATCAGAAAATTGTAAATTAGTCAAACTTTTTTTATGTTCCAGATAAAATCTGAAGAGCATCATAACAAATATCATGAATAGGATTGTGCTTAACCACTAAATTTTTATCAAACCCAGGAACATCACAATATCCACTCTTTGCCGTCTCCTTCAGCAAATTTATTGCTGTTCTGGTTTCCATATAATTCTTGAATGGAAAAAGCGGAGGAAACTTTGCTGCTTTACATAGAGAATTGAATGTAATTTGATCTAATGTTCCACGAACCCAAACAATTCGTTCCCCTTCATTGGAATCCACATAATCTTTTAACTTATTCAATCCAACCAAAAGATTAGTGTCTTTATCAGAAGGATAAAAAGAAACCTTTTTAGTCTCCTCAGATTGAGACTTCCACCAAGCAATAGTTTCTTTTGAGGCGGTTCTTTTATATTGCTGAACCTGCTCCCTCAAGTTAAATTTGACAAAACAAGCTCTAGATAATAATTGGTCATAAGTGTACTCTTTTGTTTCATCAAAATGAATAATAGCGGTGGATAAAACCACCGCAGAAGATTCAATATCAATTGTTTCAATATCTAGTATAAACATAATCTTTTCCGTAAATAGATACTTATCAACTAATAAATTCAATATATTTTCTGAGGAACACTCTATTATTTGTTCTAGCAGATAATGCCTTTTGAAATTTAGTTGACATTTTTGTTACTGAATCATTTTCATCAAAAGAATCCATAAGTTCGGAGTTTGTATCCTTAACATTTCCTTTAACAAACCAAAATTCATCAAATGAAGATTCGGAATAAAGTAGGCAATTTTCTTTTGCGAATGACTTCTTTCTAACACTATTTTGTTCATCATATCCAAAATATTTTGGGAGTTTTTTGCCCATCTCAGATTGAGAAATTAATCGGAATCCAAAAATTTTGAAGTCGCAAGAACTTTTCAAAAACTCAACGCAACGATTTGTTTCACCAAAGTATTCATGAATATCTTTCATCTGAACAACAGTTTTAGTTTCTTTATCGCGAAGATATACTTTTTTATTATATCCCCCAAGATATTCTGTTGAAAAGTGATTATACTTATTATGTTTAAATGAATATGTTACATTATGAGAGTCCCCATCTGTCAAATAAATTGCGTTTACTTTATTTACTTTTGATCTGATTTTAAACTCTGAAAGAACTTTTCTAGAAACCAATAGAGTATGATTTAATGGAGTATTTCCAAGACCAAACCAAAATGGAATCGCAGAAAAAGTATCATTTTTACCTTTAAAAAATCCATATACTCTACTCAACATAATATTGATAGAATCAACAAATTCAATATTGCTCATTCTTGATGAGAATAAATTCATCAACGTCAAAGGATTGATATTAGCAACATTTTCTGAAGAAGATAACACTTGAGATTTACTTCTATTAGAACCATCATAATCAGATTTATAATTGGTAGAAAAAGCATATACCTCAAAAGGAATATTCATCTTTCTACAAAAGATCATCATACAAATCAACTGATTGATAGTATCATCAAAATATTCTTCCATTGATGCCGACCAATCAAGAAAGAATACCAGTCCATGAGATTGATGCTTTGGAGTAATAGTTGCCTTTTTAAAGATATCTTCAGTAATCTTATATGAATATACTTTTGAAAGATTGATATCACCAGTCTTGGCAATCTTTTCTTTTTTTCTCCCTTCGGCATTCTTTTTGAGCATGAATTCCTTAATCAAATAAGAAATTACAGAATTATTATTCTGTTTAAATGTATTATATTTGGTATTATCAATCGCATCTTTTAGAATTTCAGATTTAAGTCTACCATAAATTATGGAGTGATCCACTACAAAATCAGAAGTTGAATATTTTGGAATATCAACATATATAGAATCTTTATATTCTTCGGAAAGAAGATGTTTTTCATTTTCTTTTGAAAAAATGTCAGTATATGATTGTGGTTCATCATCGGTCAATTCTTTAAAATCATCAGAAACAGAATCATCAGACTCTTCATCAGATTCTTCATCATCAATATCTCCTGATTTTAATGCCCCAAGATTATCACCTTTTGTTTCAAACTTTTCTGATTTGTATTGATTATCTACAGTATCATCAATTTCAAAATCAAGTAAATCACCAAAATTGGATAATTGGAAGTCTTCATCTTCTCCATCACATTCTTCTTCAATTGGATGAGACTTTATATACTCAGCAATTTCTTTCGCAACTCTAACCACATCGGCAAAAGTCTTTGTCTTCAATACTTTTTCATGAAGGATTTCCTCTTCTTGATTAAAAGTGATTTCCTGGATAAACCCAACCTTTTCGGTAAGATTAATCTTATCAACAAGATTCAAAGTATTGAGATTCAATCGAGAAAGTCCAAAGAAATCTCTCTTGAGAAGTTCTTTATATCCACGAGAAAATGTGTGGCGAAGACCAGGATAACGCACTTTAATAAGACGTTCAATTCTAGCATCTTCAACAACATTAAGAATAGTTTTATTTACTTCTTTTATGCCATGTAACCATTCGTCAGAGGGAGTAAAAATACAATGTGCACATTCGTGGATTAAAAACAAATCAATAAGATCATTAGATAGGGTTTCCTTTAACTTAGGAACTACTAAAAGACGAGATTCAGTGTCAAAATATGCTGTGGTAACATTGCGTTGCTCAATCAGTATATTTTCTTCTGAAATTAAACGGCCCAAGTTTATTTTAGAAGCAGTCAAGTCGGACATGGTAAATTACCTATTGAAGTTCAAATTGAGATACCATCTTACATGACATCAACCGAGATGTCAAGCCCAAAAATGGCTTGACTTTTTCTTTTTTTTGTTTGACAATAACTATGTTCTGGGTTGATGTTTCATTTATCATAAATACTCTATCAATCTAACAAGAAGGTATTAAGATGATTCAGATATTAATGATCATTGCCTTTGCTATTGTTGTGATTTTGGTGAATATTTTAATTATTTGCTTCGTTATTCCAAAAGTTATTCGGTTTTTTGATAAATTATTTAAGGGTGAATTGCTTTTATCATTATTTGAACTATTAATTTATTGTTTTATTTTAGGAACTACAACTTTAGGAATGATTTTATTATTGTTTTCACTATTTTAAAAAATATAAATACTTTTATTTAATTTACGAGAAATACCATGAAAAGTTTTAAAGAGTTTAAAGGAAACATTTCTGAAGCGCCAGAAAATGATCCAAAAGAATATGATTATGAAGGAGAGATGGCAAAGAATGATATGCACATCATCACGATGCACGCACAGCATATTGCTGATATGCTAGAAGATGAAACCAATATGCCAGAATGGTGCCAATCAAAGATTACTATCGCAAAAGATTATCTACAAACCGTTTGTGATTATCTTCATGCTGAAATGAACGAAGAAGCAGAACAGATTGATGAATTAAGTATTGATACTTTAAAATCTTATACTAAAAAAGCAACCGCTGCGAAAGAAAAGAATTGGCAATATGCTGATGCTGCTGCTAAACGTAGTAAAACTCCAGCAGACACCAAACAATTTTTAAAACATTCTGAAAAGTTTGGTAAGAGAATTGCTGGTATCAAGAAAGCTGCTGATAAAATGGGTACTGAAGAAGAATGAAATCATTTAAAAGTCTTAGAAAAATGTTAAAAAATCCAACAGGTGAATTAAAAGATGCTTGCTGGAAGGGATATGTTGCTGTTGGAATGAAGAAGAAAGGAGGAAAGAAAGTCCCGAATTGCGTTCCAATAAAAGAAGGAGTTTATGCCGAAAATAATAAAAATTCGCATAATGAATTTCTTGATACAGAATCCACAAAAGACTAATGACATCATTGAAGTAACAGCAAACATTGTTCTAGTCATTCTAAGTAATTGAAAAGTCAAGCATAAAAAAGTGCTTGACTTTTTTTGAGCCTTTGTGTACACTGTTCTCTCATTCAACTTCCATTGGATTTTTTATCATGCTTACCGAAAATCAAAAGCAATTCGTTTCTCTTGTTGAAGAAAAGTTTGGCGCTGATTATGTAATTACTCGCAAAGAGATTCTTTCTCTTATTGAAAATACTGAATTTAAGTTTCCACAATGGATTCAGAATTATCGCATCTCACATGGAAAATTTAAAATGCCTTCTTATAATGAGTCTATTGAAAATGTGGTTCCTATGAAAAAGATCATTCATAAAGATAATACATCCATGATTCCTCTAAAGGATGAAAACTTTGAAAAGTTTGGGTTTTATAATGATTTAAAAAATATTCTTAAATCTAAAATATTCTTTCCAATCTTTATTTCTGGACATTCTGGATTGGGTAAAACCCACATGGTTCTTCAGTCTTGTGCTGAATTGAAACGCGAGTGTATTCGGGTAAACTTTTCTACCGAAACGGATCAATCTGATTTGATTGGTTCTCCAACCCTTGTTGATGGGAATATTAGTTTCTCTGAGGGTCCTGTTGTTACTTGTCTTCGGAATGGTTGGGTTTTGCTTCTTGATGAAATTGACCGTTGTTCGGCATCCAATGTTCTTATCTTGAATTCTGTTTTGGAAGGTAATGGAATTTTTATTCCAAAAACTGGTGAGTATGTTCGTGCTTCTGATGGATTCCAGGTTATCGTAACCGCAAACTCAAAAGGATATGGTTCAGAAGATGGTAAATATCTTTGTCAGATTCTTGATTCGGCATTCCTTGAAAGGTTTCCAATTACTTTTGAACAAGACTTTCCTTCAGAAAAGACTGAAATTAAGATTCTATCACATTATCTTGAAGATTCTGACTTTGTTGAGAAATTGGTTAAATGGGCACGAGTTATCCGTAAGACTTTTGATGCTGGTGGTATTGATGAATTGATTTCTATTCGTCGCTTAATTCATATCGCACAGTCTTATAATATCTTTAATGATAAAATGAAAGCGATTACTCTTTGTGTTTCAAGATATGATTCTCAAGTTAAAGATGCTTTCCTGGATCTTTATACAAAAATTGATTCTGGAGTTGCTGTTGATGAGAATGGGGAATTCGTTGAGACTGAAATTCCTTATGTAGAAGATGAGGATGAAATTAGTTTTTAAAAAACTCAAGAACCCCTTTATGTATAAATACTAAAAAACTATTTCTTATAAAGGGGTTCTGTTTCATGTTAACATTTAAAAAATTCATTAGAGAAGCAAACTTATCTGGTGGGGTAGAAGGAGGATATCATGCTAAAAAGTATATTGAACCCTATGTTGGTCAAATTGGTACTCATACGCTAGATAAGGATCATGGACATATTCTTTCAACATCAACAATATCTGTTCATGGACATGGAGTTGATGAAAAAGGAAAAAGATATGCTGTAGTTTCTTCTTTAGCAGAACCTAATAAAAAAATAAGAGTTCCATTTTCTAAAATAAGAAAACCAGCCACTCAAAAAAACAAAGGGTTTGATTATGAAAAGTCTCTTGTTGATAGACTTAATCAACATAGATTAATGTCTGGAGTTGGTGCAGGATTTTCTGGGGCAAATGACTTTCATTTAATTAATAAAAAACAAAATACTGCTCATGAAGGTTGCGCTGTAGAATCTACTCAAGGCGAATCCAAAAAAGATTTGTCTGCTGCATTTGGACAAGCAAGTTTAAAATATCATTCAGAAAAAGGATGGCATTTTGATGAAAAGACTAAAAAAAGATTTCCTGAATATACTAATTCCATAGAAAATTCTTCTATTACTGTTGATGGAAAACCTAAAAGATTATTAGATCATATCAATGATACTTACGGACAACCAGATCCAGAAAAAAAATCCAGCACAAATTTGTACTCTGATTCAACCGATTTATCTCCAATGCATTCTTATTTAAAAGATCATCATGTTGATATTTTACATGTCGGATCTCATGGGACTTTTAGAGCAGGTCATAGCGCAGATCAAGATAGAACAGGAATAGAATTACCAAAAGCAGAAGGTACTGGTAGATTTAGAGTTAGGCAAAAACATAGGAATTCACTAACAATTCAGTTTAATGTAAAAAAACTTAATAAATCTCCAGTACACATGGAAACAGATGAAGGTATTCAACATCTAAAACAAAAATTAGGACATTCTTAGTAAAAACTTTATATATAATGAATTTAGTTGAAGAATTTAAAAAAAGATCTAATAAAAACGGAATCCCATGCTTTTCAAATGCCGATTGGATTGGATTCCGTTCTACACATGAAAAAAATGACATTAGATCAGCTCTCGCCGATTATATTATTGATAATAAAGTTCCATTTCCAGTCAAACCAATTTCTCATGATGAGGTTAAATCTCTTTTTGTTAAATTTCTAACTTTTACTCCTCAATTATATTATCCAAATTCTGTTGATGAAAAATTTGATTTTAAATACAAATATGAAGATGCTCCATTGGGGGTTGTCGGCAAATCCCATATCTATAATTCAATAAGCAATTATTACCAACAAGAAAATAGATATTACTGTGGATCTGTCATGTCAAAATCTCCCCTACAAATTTGGAATGATAGAGAATTACTTAAAAATATGAATTGGCACTTCTGGCGAGATGGAGTATTGGAAGGGCATGGAATAAATGATAAAACATTTCGGGGAGCATTTAGACTTGGGACTTATGTTGCTACACAATTCAAACCTGCTGTTGCTAAGTTAATTTATCAGAAAACTAATGCCCATTCCGTATTAGATATGTCTTGTGGTTGGGGCGATAGATTAGCAGGATTTTATGGAACTCCGAATGCTAAAATATATGTTGGATGTGATCCAAATCCAGCAGTATATGAGACATATAAAAAACAATGTCTTGACTATGAGAAGTTTTTGGGGTATACTGCTACCATAACAGAATATGATAATTATTTTATTTGCGAAGGTTTTAAGACCGTAACAATTTATAATCTTCCCGTTGAAGATGTTGATTGGAGTTTGTACAATGAATATTTTGATGTCATGTTCAGTTCCCCCCCATATTTTGAAACTGAACAATATGGAATTGGAACTGGAAAAGAAGATAATCAATCATGGTCTAGATATTCTAAATTTGAACTCTGGCGAGATGAATTTTTGTTTAAAGTATTGGCAATGATTAAACCAACACTGAAACCAAATGGATTTATGATGGTCAATATCATTGAACCACAATCAAAAAACAAAAGACATTTGCTTTGTGATGATATGGTTGAATATGTTAGGGATGTAATTGGTTTGCCGTATATTGGTAAAATTTTGATGGAACTAAGGGGTCGTCCAAATACAAAATCTTTGGACACTATCTATGGGGAACCAATATGGTGTTTTTCTCATAGTAAAATGAAAATAAACACCATAGAAGATTTTTTTTAAATTTAACTTTTTGCGAAAAACCTCATGTGTGTCAGTCTTTATAATGCTATGAACGATATTCTTAGAATGGAATATTTTAAGAATGAAAATCATAAAAGTGGAAATGTTTGTTTTGGACATGAAAGTGCTGTAGCACAAAAACTATCTGATAATGGATTTTCTGTTTTTCTCAAAGAAAATTTTTCTAAACTCAATAAAAAAATATTCAATGAATGGTTGACATCAGAAGATGATTCTATTCTTGAAAATATTATGAATCTTCCCAGTGGGTCTTATATTCTTCAACCATTGGGTTCTCAGTCATTTCCTGATATTCTTGTAAAAGATTTTTCTGGTAGATTTATTGCTATAGAATGTAAAAGTTCTTCTGGACAAACTCCCATGTGGAATGATAATCTTCCCAAACCAAAAGCAATATATGTTCTTTCTTCTAATAAAGAAAATGCTACTACAGCTTTTATGGCGAAGGATGTTATTGATGATTCTTTGGTTGCTAGTAGAGATCAAATGATAAAAGAATTGATGGGAATCGTTAATAAGTATAATAAGATACATGAAACTCTGGATATTCATAATAGAGGCTGGAATACTACATTTCGCCAGCAGAATTTTCAAGTTGGTGGTAAGAAAAAAAATGATTACTTTAATCATGAACAAAGAGAACTTTGTGAAAGAAATGCTTTAGAATTTGCCAGAGGATATGAGTAAACCATTAAAGAAAGTAAACTATAGTCTTGATTCTGTTTCTATACAAGATATAGAAAATCACAAAATCATTACTGATGTTGAACTTAAAAAGGATTTATATAACCTAAAAAGGTTGAAGATAAAAGACAATACCAACAGTTTTGCTGGTAACAATTTTCTCTATCACTTTCAATTTAAGAATCTAATCAAATGTACTAGAGAAAACGGTAAGACCATTTATGATTTCTATAATGATCCAATTGAATGGAATAAATTAGTAGAACAAACAAGACAAAGAAATCGTGGCGGTAAAACTGCTGCTGCGAATATATTTGAATGTTTTCGTATTAATAAAGGTGCTGTAGTGATGTTTAAAGCATCTACTGCTAAGTATCTTTATCAAAAATATAGTGCTACAAGTGTATTAGACCCAACTGCTGGTTGGGGAGGTAGAATGTTAGGTGCCTGGGCATTAGATATAGATTATACAGGAATTGATACAAATATTGAAATGGTTCCAGCATATAATTCAATGATTGAAATGCTAGATTCCGAAACTAATATATTATTTGATTCTTCTAAGTTAAAAATGATTTGGAAAAGTTGTTTGGATGTTGACTTTTCCGAAATAGAATATGATTTTGTTTTAACAAGTCCCCCTTATGTTAATTTGGAAATATATGAACATATGAAAACATGGGATACTGATGAAATTTTTTATAAAGCATTTCTGATTCCATTAATTCAAAAGTGTATACAATATATACAGAAAGGTGGACATGTTTGTTTTAATATTAGTCCTAAAATGTATGATGATGCTTTAAAATATGGATTGGTTAAATGTGATATGGAAGAAGATTTAAAGCAACAAATGGGGCAAAAGGTTGATTCGTTGAAGAAAGGAAAAAAGAAACAAGACAAGATTTATGTGTGGAAATGTTAAATTATGACTGATATTGTATCTGAAATTATTGACGTTCTTAAAATTTATGGTGATGAAACTGGATTGCCTATTATTCCATATGCCGATTGGATTAAAATTCGTTCCACCTATGAAAGAGAGCATCTTCAACAAGCATTTGCTGACTTAATCATTGATAATAATATTCCATTTCCTTTTAAGGAAGTGTCAGAAGAAGAGTTAAAAACTACATTCTTTAGATTGAGAAAACATTGTCCAGACTTACATTATCCAATTACTGTAAATGAAAAACATGACTTCAAATATAAGTATGTTGATAATCCACTTGGGGTAATTAAAAAAACTTCTCACTTATATAACAATCTATCAAATCAGTTTCAACAAGAAAATAGGTTGAATTGTGGTTCTGTTTGGGATAAGTCTCCGGTTGAAATGTGGACAACTAAAAAGTATCTCAAGGGACTTCGTTGGCAATTCTGGAATGATAAATTCTTAACGAAAGTTGGAATTAATGCTGCGGAATATAGAGCAGCATTCCAAACAGCATCATATACTTGTGCCCAATTTAAACCAGAGATTGCTAAATTTTGTTATGCTAAAACCAATGCCAAAACAGTTTTAGATCTTTCTTGTGGTTGGGGAGATCGTTTGGCGGGATTCTTTGGAAGTCCAAATGCGGAAGTCTATATTGGTTGTGACCCAAATCCGGCAGTATATGTTGCTTATAAGAAACAATGTATAGCATATGAATCATATCTTGGAGTTGAGGCTAAGATAACAGAATATGATAACTACTTTGAATCGCAAGGAACAAAGTTAGTTAGAATCTACAATCTACCAGCAGAGGATGTGGATTGGACACAATATCATAATTACTTTGATGTTATGATGACTTCTCCTCCATATTTTGCCTTAGAAAAGTATGATGATAAGTCAGAAACAAATTCTGGGCAGTCTTGGATTCGGTATCCAAATTTTGAAAAATGGAGAGATGAATTTTTATATCCACTAATTGATGCTATCATTCCGACTATTAATGAAACTGGATACTTAATGTTAAATATTGTTGAACCAAAAACTGGAGGTAGAAAGACAAAATCACATATGCTTTGTGATGATATGATTGAATATATTGATCCTAAATTAAAGTATCAAGGTAAACTTGGTATGGAGATTGTTGCTAGACCTGATAATATTGTCAACGCCGTAAAGTCTAACACAACAACTATTGAACCGATCTTTGTATTCTCTAAGGGTGTATTTAAAACGCCAACAGTAGATGATTTTTTTTGAATATTATGAAACCGATATTTACATACGAAATTCTGGATAGAGTAGAAACCCTAAAAGATAATTTTCAAATTCTTCTTGATGAAGATGGTGAAAACATTATCGGAGAATTGAGAATTAAACTAGCAAAAGCAGAATTGATTCTCAATAAGATTGCTAAATTGATTAAAATTGAATTGGAACCGTAAATACCACCAATCAATTCACCTTCACGGACATACTCACTCCACTAACCCCTTTCCGTTAACAACTCTTTCATATGATGTAGGTATAGATGCTTCCTCCAATTTTACACCAAACCACCTCTCAACCCTCCTTACATATATTCAAACTAACGT